TCCAATATGAATCTTGAAAGACCTAACCGACAAGGCTCAAGATTAACATTAAGAAACTTTTTAAACGCAGGAGATTAATGAAGAAACACTACAAAGTAAAAGAGAAAAATAAAACTAAACTAAAATCATATCTAAAAGATGGCACTAAAACAACTAGCAAAAGAGGTCGGAGATGTACTTGTAATAAACGGAACAGTCTTAAGTGTTGCAACATTCAGTAACCTAGAAGTCGTATTAAAGATTTTACTTTTAGTTATTTCAATAGCATATACTGCTGATAAGTGGTATTTTCAAAAGAAGAAACGAGATGGCAAAAAATAAGGTAATTGAAAATCATAAGTCAAATAGCAAAAAGCGTAAAGGAGTTCATTCTAAAAATGCTTCAAAATCTCAAAATGCTTACAAACAAAAATACAGAGGTCAAGGTCGTTAATCTGCTTGTCATACGAGAAACTTTTACTGAAGTTTCAACTATTGGTAATTTATACTTAGATGGCGAATGGCTTTGTGATACTTTAGAAAATCCTTATATAGATAATCAAAGAAGCATTAGTTGTATTCCTGCTGGTCAGTACAAAGTAAGACTTAGGACTGCTAAAGAATCAGCTACAAAAGATTACCTTCATTTGTTAGTTCAAGAAGTTCCTGATAGAAGTCTAATACTTTTCCATTCAGGCAATACAGCTAAAGATACAAGGGGTTGTATTCTAGTAGGGATTGGTCGTGAACAAAACCTTGTTAAGAACTCACGATTAGCTATGGACTTGTTAATGAAGGAAATACTTAATTTAGGCGGTACAAATATTAATTTAATAATCAAAAATAAATAAAAATGAAGAAAACAATTTTAACAACAGTAGTAGCATTATTTTGCTTGAGTGCTTCAGCACAATTCAGCGTAATGAGTAATATGAAAAGTGATAGCTGGAGTTTAGATAGCATCACTAATAACTTAGGAGTTGGCTATCAAGTAAATGACAAAGTTATGGTGGGCTTTCAAAGTAATGGTGATGACTATGACTTTATAGCTAGATACAATGTATCTGACAACTTATACTTATCAGCACAAATGCCAACTGAAGATGCAGCAGACAATATAACTTTAGGTGTTGGATTTTCAGTTAAAGTTTGGAACAGTCTTTATGTAGAACCAAACTATACGACAAGAGATGATGAAGGTTCGTTTAATGTAGGACTATCTTATAAATTATAATAACTTAAAATTTTATACAATGAAAAAATGGTTAATCTCAGCAATGCTTTCGAGCAAAAAATTCTGGTACGCAGTAGCTTCTATTGTCGTGCCTATTATTGTTACTTATCTCGGTGTAGATGAAGCAACAGCAACAAATTTATTCTACGCAGCCTTGACATTAGTAGTCGGACAGGGAATCGCTGATAGTGGAAAAAACTAATCGTTATAGATTAAAACCTCACGAGGTAGTCGCTTTACAGAAGATGCGAGAATCTGAAGCTAGGAATGTCTTAGTCATTGGAGACCTGCACGAACCCTTTTGTTTAGATGGCTACCTTGATTGGTGCTTAGAACAATACGAAGATTTTAATTGTTCTCAAACTATATTCATTGGAGACGTGATTGACAATCATTACTCAAGTTATCACGAAACTTCAGCAGATGGTATGGGTGGTGCAGATGAACTTGACTTAGCAATTAAAAAAATATCCAAATGGTATGACGCTTTTGACGAAGTAGGTACTAAAGTCATAATCGGAAACCACGATCGTATTATAATGCGTAAAGCTCAGACCTCAGCTATTCCCTCTAAATGGATCAAGTCTTATAAAGAAGTTTTGGGAACTCCTAATTGGGATTTTGTAGAACGCTTTGAGCAAGATGGTGTTCAGTATATACACGGTGAAGGTGGAACGGCAAGGACTAAGTGTCGTGCTGATATGATGAATACAATTCAAGGTCATTTACATACCCAATGTTATACCGAGCATTATGTCGGCAAAAACTTTCGTGTCTTTGGAACTCAAGTAGGATCAGGAATTAATCACAAGTCTTATGCTATGGCTTACGCTAAGTATGGCAAACGCCCAGCAGTCGGTTGTGCAGTAGTCTTAAACAATGGAACTCTACCTATAAACCTTTTAATGCCTTTATAGCACCCCCCCTTTAGCCATTTTAGGTACTTTCTTTTCTTTTTGACCCCTATATACTAGACAGCACCTAAAGTTGTTCCCTGAGTCAAATGTATTATTTGTTAATATTTCTGTTAATATAGTTGTTAATTCAAATAATTGTTATATGTTTGTACCATTATTAATCAATACATTTTAAGAAATGGCAATTTTAGACAAAAACGGAAATGAGGTTTCAGGAATGGAAATCGCAATCTTTGAGGAGAGTGGGCAAAAGCTTCACAAACCATCAGGTAATTGGTACACAAACGCAGCTGAATTAAAAAAAATTCAAAAAGAATTTACGGCAAAAGCCAATAAAGGAAAAGCGTAACAATATAGGTAGATATTAAGTTGTCTACCTTTTTTTATAGCTTAAAATCCTTAGCGACTAATATAGGTATATGAAAATGACAATACAAGAAATAAACAAATTAAAAAAAGGCGACAAAATAAAAATAAACGCCTTTCATTATAGAATGGGAAGAATAAAAGGAACAAGAATAATAACAGAGGTTTACAATCATACAGACCCATCCACCCACGGACACCCATATCTAGCTGTAAATAGAATTTGTGTTAAGTGTTTCGGATGGGATAGGTTCAGATTAGACACAAAAGAAATAATAGAAAAAATTAACTAAAAACAAAGAATATGAAAACAATTAATTTTGAGGAAGTAGTTATACCAAAACTACTTAAAAAATGGGAACGGCTACAAAGACAATACTACAATATGTTTGCCGTATCAAGTTTAGCTAAATACTATAAAATAATTTTTGAGGAAGAACCCGAATGGGAGAAGGATAAAATTGTAAACAGTTTAATAGCTGATGAATTGAAAGACAGAAAAGAAGAAACTATTGATGAGTTACAATTTGAAATTGAAATGGTAGTTAATAACTTAAATAAATAATTATGAAAACACAGTTTAAAGTAATCAACAGGGTAACAAAAGAAGAACAAATCTTTAACTCAAAAGAATTTAAAAGGTTCTTTCATTGTGAGTATGACCCACAGACGCAGAAAGTAAAATACAATAATCAGCTTAACGATTATGCAATTAGCTCACTTCAGCCAAAAGAAGAAACTTGGCAAGAAGTTTTAGGTTTAAGTTGTTTAGGGTTAGCAATAGTCATCTTAGTAACTAAAATTGTTATGCAATGGATTTAAAATGTGCAGACTATTACTTCTATCCTAATGGAGAATACAAGACATTCTCAAAATGGGATAGCCAACTATACAGCTTTGATAATGACGTGAAAGAAATCAGTACGGCTATAAGAATATTTGGAACACAAAAACAAATAGATAAAGCCTTTGATGATTACTCAAATATTACAGGACTTAATCTTGATGAGTGCTATACTTATGAGATTGAAAAGCAAGGAACATTTTTTCACAATAAAGAACAGAATAAAGTAATTGCGAAAAAGCTCAAGCAATACAAAAAGATATATAATATAAATAAAAGAGCTTTAATTTTAAATTTAAAATAATGACAAAAAAAGAATTAGAAGAACAACTTATGAAAATGCCTGAATTAGAAGAAGGTACAAAATACACACAAGTACCAACTAATGATGGAAATAATCATCCTGGAATTATACTAGATACTATGAAAGAAAAAGAACAGGAAGAAAAGATAGACTATTTAATAGCTATCCAAAGTGAGCTTAAAGCTCCAAAGAATCAGTTTAACAGTTTTGGAAAGTATAAGTACAGAAGTGCTGAAGATATACTAGAAGCCGTTAAACCATTACTAAAGAAGTATGGCTGTTACTTAACGATAACAGAAACTACACAAGAGATTGCAGGGTATTTAGTCCTAAACTCTAAAGTATCAATCTCAGATGGAGAAACTAATATGTCAGTAGAAGCACAAGCAGGTATTAACCCTGAAAGAAAAGGGATGGATATTGCTCAGAGCTTTGGTTCAAGCAGTTCTTATGCTAAGAAGTATGCACTTGGTAATCTATTTTTATTAGATGATACTAAAGATGCGGATAGTAATAAAGTAAACGAACCTATTGCTAAAGCTAATCCTGTAATGACTACTGACATTTACAATGCTATGTTAGAAGCAATCAATATAGGTAAGGGTAATATAGTATATGAAAAGATGAATAACTATAAAATGACAACTAAGCAATCAGAAAAACTTTCTGAAATGATAACAAATACACGAATTAAATTACAACAAAAATAAATAAATAAATGAATATAATAGGAAAACTAATTTCAAAATTAGAACGAGAAACAGGAGTCTCTAAAGCAGGAAGGACTTGGGAAAAGCAATCTATCCTTGTAAAACAATCACTTCCACCAGGACTAGAAAACAAGGAAAATGTAGTCATAACCTTTTTTGGTGATAAGATGCAAAGCATTAGAGATGTTGAAGAAGGTTCTGATGTTGATGTTTCAATTAACTTATCTTCAACGGAATACAATGGAAAATACTTCCATAACATTGATGGGTGGGCTTGTGCTAGGTTAGGTCAAGAAACAGTAGGCGAAACTGATGACTCCCCTTTCTAATGACAGCAGAAGATAACTTCAAAGCCCTTTGCGACCTCACTACAAATATAATGGGGTTGCCTAAAGGCTCTTTAGCATATAAAAGCCGTAAGCTTGAACTTCAAATACCAAGAGCAGCAGCGTCAGTTGTTGCTACTATGGATAATATACATTGCACAGTTATTGCTAAAGGCATTAAGCGTGATAGGTCTTTAATCTATCACTATAATAAAATGCACCCTGCTAACTATTCATCTTGGGAAAAATACAGGATTACTTTTAATCAAATCTATATGGCACACACTCATATAGAAAATGCTAAAAAAGAATTTTTTGATTTACAACATTTGAAAGAGCATTTAAGAAATGCAGGTATCTATAATAGCGAAAAATATCAGACTATCATTAGAATAAAGTGTGGTAAAATAGGAACAGATGTAAATGTTTCTTACAGAGACTTCTACAATCAATTAGAATTATGTAAGTTAGCCCTCCAAGATTACAAATATGAAATTGAAATAATATAATGGAGAAACCTAACTACTATGCTATTATACCTTCCAATGTTAGATACTCTAATTTAAAACCAAACGCTAAACTTCTTTATGGTGAAATAACTGCACTAAGTAGTAAGCCAGGATATTGTTTTGCAAGGAATAACTACTTCGCTGAATTGTATGGAGTTAGCAAAAATACAGTATCAAGGTGGATAAGTGATCTTAAAAGATTAGGGTTTATAACTATTCAAATAGAACGTAATTCTAACAAACAAATAACAAAAAGGATTATAGGTATAGTACAAAAAGTAGATACCCCTATTGACGAAAAAGTCAAAGATAATAATACAAGTATTAATAATACAAGTACTAATATATATATAAAGGAAAGATTTGTTAATGAGGTTATGACTTTTGATTACCCTAAAGATATGTTAGAAGATTTTATTAATTATTGGACTGAAGGTAAAAAGAAAATGCGTTACCAAAAAGAAAGCACATTTGAAATAAAATTACGATTATTGCGCTGGGCGAAAAATCAAAAGAATTGGGGTGCGCCTACTAAGATTAATAAAAATAAATTAACTAAGAATACAAACACTATGAAGAATGTATTAAATAAATTAAACGGAAATGATTAAAGACTTAGAAAAACTAGAGCTAAATAAATTATGCGTAGTCTTACTAGCAAAGACTTATACATCATTAGGACAAACACCTAGTGAAGAAACCCTAGGCTCAATGAGTTTTTTATTAGCTGAATTGTTAGAAAGTAGATATAAGAAGTTTACTTGGGAAACAGTAGAACTATCGTTTTATAACGGAACTACAAATACAGAGGTCTTTCATATAAACATACAGACTATGAGCAAATGGCTTTATACTATGAAAGAGTTAATTTGGGCTGGTGAAGCTAAAATGGAAATAGGTTCTTATCACGCCATAAATAAAGAGATCAGAGGAATTATTGATAAAAAACTAAAACTATTAAAATGAACAAATTATTTAAAGAAATATTTGAAGGCTTTAATAAAGCACAAGATATTGCAAGACAAATTTCAAAAGAAAAAGAACCAAAAGAAACAGAAGAAGAAACAGAAATTACTTGTTGTGGAGTAGAAATTACACAAGAGATTAAAGAAGTAGGGCTTTGTCCTAAATGTTTAGAACATATATAAAATGAAAACAAAAGAAGTAATACAACAGCTTTTAACTAAGTACCCAAATTTAAAAGATAATGACAATAAGCTAATAGC